TTGAAGTAGCCAGATATGGGATAAATAGCGCAAAGTGGAAAGCTGCCAGAGAATACTGCGCTGATCGAAGCTGGGATTTTGTGATAATCACAGAGAAGGAATTAGGGCTAAAATAATGGTAGCTTATGTTTTTGATAGAATATTGACCACAGGTGAAAAGCAAGGTATCTTGCCTCATAAAACTTTACAAGCTAGAAACTGGTTTCGCGCTCAAGCAAGTAAAGTTGCTATGAATCCAAATGCTCTTATGGCACAAGATAGAAGTGCAATGGTGACTGTTCCTATGATAGGTCAGATGTATCTATTTGCATATGATCCAAAAACGAAAGATAAGCTACCTTATTATGATAGATACCCTCTGGTAATACCATTTGATTCTAAACGATTAGGAGGAAGAGCATCAGGTTCTTCATCCTCTCAGGGTTTTATGGGTTTAAATATGCATTATCTACCGCTAAGACTTAGAGCCAGATTAATGGATGCGTTATACACAGTGATAAGTGATGAAAATTATGATGAACGCACACATCTTCAAATTTCATATGATCTGCTCAGTTCTGTTACAAGATATAGATTTTATAAACCCTGCATAAAACAATATCTATTCTCTAACGTAAGAACCAAGTTTTTCAGAATAGACCCCAAATCATGGGACATTGCACTGTTCATGCCGCTTGAAAGATTCTCAGGTGCTAGCACAAGCGCAGTCCACAGAGACAGCTATTCAAAGGTGCAATAATGGCAAATCGCAGATTTAATATCTCAGAATTTTCGGCTGAAATAGGTAAAAGAGGTGTAGCAAAACCAAATTACTTTTCGGTAATGCTAACTTTACCTAGCGCAATACGAGGATTTTTTGAGACATCACATATGCCATTGCGTATAGAAAGTGCATCTATACCTGCTAGGTCATTAATGACTATAGAACAAAGATATCATGGGCCTACCAGAAAAATTCCGTATTCATTTCAAACTGAACCTATGACTCTTCGTGTATTGCTTAGTGAAAATATGATAGAGCGAGAGATATTCATGGCCTGGCAAGATATGGCAATATCAGCAGGCGGTCGTGCTAGCTATCGTAGATCACAGGGTAGACCACAAAAGGTTGGTGGTTTTGATGCAACTTATTATGATGAAATGACAGGTCAAGTTGACGTATTGCAATTTGCAGAATCACCGAAATATCAAACTCCGTCTGCTGTCGGTATCGCATCTTCAGTCATACGAGGAGGCACCGATCTTCAATCTCTTGTTGGTGATGTTATAGATGCATTTAATCCATTAAATCAAAACATATACAATGCACCAGGAGACAGGACAGTATTTCCTCTATATCAAATAAAGTTAACAGAAGCATATCCAATAACCATAAATGATGTGGAGATGGATTGGGGTGCTGATGGGGCTGCAAAATTAACTGTGCAAATGCAATATTTTACAGCAGAAGAAAGACATCCTGATGCATTACCGTTTGAAAATCTATATGGTCTTGAAATGTTGTTAAGAGGTACTGTCAATACACTAGACAGATTCTCACCTCTTATATCATTATTTTCACAAAATGGACTTGCTGGCGGTGTACGTGGTATTGTTAATCAAACAGGTACACAATTTAGAAATTCTCTAATAGGATCAAGAACATCATTGTTTGGTATTTAAAAGTGGGAGGTTATCATGGCATTACCTAAAATTGCGGTTCCGACATTTTCTTTGATTTTACCATCTAATAAAAAGGAAATAGTTTTTAGACCGTTTCTAGTCAAAGAAGAAAAAACATTACTAATCGCGATGGAATCTAAAGACATCGATCATATGAATAGAGCTATGATTGATGTAATTACTGGATGTATAATGACTGAAGGTATTGATATAGAAAAACTTCCATCATTTGATATTGAATATCTTTTTCTAAAGATTCGTGCAAAATCGGTCGGTGAAAAAGTAAATCTTAGTTATAGACACGTTGATGGTGTAAATTATAATGGTGAGCAATGTGATGCGGTCACAAAAATTGAAATTAATCTAGATGATGTTGAAGTCGAATTTAGGGATGACCATTCACCTAATATCAAACTAACAGATAATTTGACAATGAAAATGAGATATCCAACTTTAGCTGATATTAAATCTAGTGTTTCATCAGGTATAGATGAAATCGATTTGATAACAAAATGTATCGAATGTGTATATGATGACGAAGAATTGTATGAACCTGATAGTTTGGATGAAGCTCGTCAATTTGTCAGTAGTCTGAGCAATCAGCAATTTATGGAAATAATGAAATTTTTTGAAACCATGCCACGTTTGCAGCATACACTATCATACAAATGCGAAGGTTGTGGTCAAGAAGATACTATTACACTCAAGGGATTGTCTGATTTTTTTTGATGGCCCTCTCTCATAACTCACTATCAAATTATTATACGATAAATTTTTCACTCATGCAACATCACAAATATAGCTTGACTGAAATTGAACATATGATGCCCTGGGAGAGGGAAATTTATATAAAATTATTAATAGATTTTATCGAAACCGAGAAACAAAAGAGGGAAAATTAATAAGTGGCAACCCTGACAGATGCTTTGCAGACATATATGGGTTCTGGTAATAGCAATGCAGGGAATGCCATGTCCTCATCTCTTAATGCATTAATATCTGCAAAACCTGGAGATATGAGTAGGGTAGGTGGTGAATCTAAATCTGTGATATCTCAGGTTAGACAAACCTTGACCCAGATGATAAATTCTCTTAAACAATTGAATGATAATAAAGAACGTCAACGTTTAATACTTGATCGTATTCGTCTAGAAGAAATTGAAAGCACAAAAGAAAGATTAAGAAATCCTGATGAAGAAGGTCAAGTTGAAAGAATAGTCGAAGAACAAAAAGAGGAAGATGACAAACCGTCCTTTCTCAAAGATATGTTTAATAAATTTAAAGATATTATATCAAGAATTGTTTCGATTGGTACTACATTAGCTGGCGTTCTTTCGCGCATAAGCACCCCACTTATATCTGCATTAGGTGCGTTGGGTGGTATTTCTTTACTTAATAGAATGCGTAGAGCATTATCAGCATTAAGATCAAATCGCCGCGCACGACTTTTATTAGGTGCCGGAGCCGCAGCTATGACAGTAGAAGAATTAGCTGAAAGAATAACATCAGAAGAAACTACCACAGAAGTTTCACCCGAATCAACGGAAAGAGGAGCTGGTCCTCCAGGTGCACCTTCAACAAGTCCGCAAACATCTTCAACTGGCAGAAGAGGTGCACCAACAGGTGGAGCCGCAACAAATTTTGCATCTGAAGTTGTAGAAGGTGAAGGACGCAGAAATCCTCAAGGAATCATGTTAGACATACCTGTTGAAGGTAGAGGTCTATTGGATGCTATTGCTGTTCCGGAAAGCGCGGGAAGATATGATGTTATTTTCGGTGGAAAAACTCTCGCAGATTATGGCCTTGATTTTTCCAGACATCCTAGAATCGATGTACCTATCCCAAGAGGACCTAATGCAGGAAAGACATCTAGTGCTGCAGGTAGATATCAATTTATCAAAGGTACTTGGGATAGCTTATCTAGAAAATATAATTTGCCAGATTTTAGCCCAGAAAATCAAGATAAAGCAGCATGGTATCTAGCGCAAGAAGATTATAAAGCTCGTACCAGGAGAGATTTGTATACAGACCTACGTGCAGGTAAATTGCAAGAAGTTTCACGTGCATTGAATCCAACTTGGACATCGCTAGCAGGTGGAATAGAAGCACAAGCATCAGGTGAAGGATCTAGATTTGAAAGAAACTATCAAGCTGGGATTACGGCTGGTAGGGCACAATTACAAGGTCCTCAAAATGTTGCATCAGTAACAGAAACCGCACCTGCAGGAACACCAATACCAGCAAGAACATCTACACCAGCAGGAACACCAACACCAGTAACCCAAGATACAACACAATCTAGACCCCAACAGATGCAAACACCCCAATCTCCGTCTGGTGCACCTACTGTTCAACCAATTTCTCAACCTGGTGCACCATCAATAGCTGAGTCTGCACCTAAGCCAGAAACTATCACATTATCTTCCGCAGGCCAAAATAATCCTGAGCAAGACCTGGCAATTTTACCTTTACTCATAGAAAAGGAATTTGAAAATGCCTAATCTTTCAGAGCTTGCAGAAAAGATAGGCACGAAATTTGTCTATGATGAAAGAACTGACAGATATCATGATCTGACAAAAAATTATAGAATGGCTCAATTACCAAGAGGCGAAAAATTTGGTACAATGACCAGAGAAGGTATTATCATTGCAGGTAATACGACTTCTAGATCAGAAGGTGATGGTACAGCCTCTCAGTTTGTATCTATGGATATATTTGATTCATTCAGACGTGACATATATGGTTACATATCCCAAGTTGCTTCATTTGCTAGAGAGGGACTGATCGAAATTCAACGATCAGTTATGGCACAACAAGAAGATACTGAATCATTGCGTGATTATGAAAGACAATCGCGCGAATTACGATTAGAACAAGAAAATAAGCAAAATAAACCACGCCAAAAAGGAGATTTAATAAGAACTATTAAATCAGGTGTATCTGATGGTTTAGGATTATTGACATTTTTAGGAATAGGTACAGCTGCCGCGGCTATCACAGCCGCATTGACTATGACACCTGAACAAATTCAGCAATTAGGTAAATCAATTGATGAATTTGTAGATAAGGTAAAAAATATAGCAAATGCGATAGCAGAAAATGCTGAACTTATAACTGCTATAGTTTTAGGATTAGCCACATTCTTAGCTGGTACAGCTCTTATTAGGAATAGATCAACTCCTGCGCCTAATCAAAGACCTACTGGACCAAGGAATCAATCAAGTCCTTCTAATAGAGTTAGAGCATCATCACCTTTAGGTAGGGCCGCGGCTGCCGTTGCGGGGGCGGCCGCCGCAGGTGGTGCAGTATCTGCTACAGGAGCAGGTGGTGCAAGACCTTCATCAGTACCTGAAACCGGTACAAGACCGCCACCAGCAACTCCACCTGAAGCTTCTAGGCCGCCACCAGCAACTCCACCTGAAGCTTCCAGGCCGCCACCAGCAACTCCACCTGGATCTCCAGATAGAGCTCCTCCACAAGCACCCGCATCACAGCAAGCACAATCAGGTGCTCCTGAAAGAGAATCTAAACATCCAAAGCCAAAAAGAGCAATACGTATTGCTGCAGGTTCAGCAGTAGATGTAATATTTGGTGCTGTAGAAATAAAAAATCTAATAGAACAAAGAAATGCTGGTGATATAAGCGAAGAAGAATTTAAATCTGAGGTTGTCAAAGTTTTAGGAAGCACAGTCGGTTCAATGGCCGGGGCGGCCGCCGGCGGTTTTATAGGATCAGCTTTAGGTCCAATCGGTACTTTTCTTGGCGCTATGGGTGGCGCCTATGTTGGATCATCTTATGGCGAAGAAATTGCGACTGCTCTTTATAATTCATATTTGTCTGAATCAGAAGATATGCCAGATGATTATAATGAACAAGCAGCGCGTGCCGCAAGGATAGGTGCAAATCTACAAACAAGATTATCTGAAAGACGCGCAGAATTACGACAACAAGAGCGCGAAAAAAACGTAAATATTGAACAGATGACCAATCTAACTGATAGGGCTGTTTCAGAAGGTAGAATAACTTCTACTCAAGCAAGACAAATTGAAGAAATAGGATCTAGTCAAGGTGCCGACCTTAGAGCTGGTGATATAGAACTTGCTATAGAACAATTACAAGCTGCGCGAGATGGTGCAGCAACCGCAGAAACATTAAAACTTGGATTAAGTGGTGGTAGAACTGGTAGAGTTATAGTTCTACCACCACAGTCTATACCATCTCAAGGTAATGCTAGAAGAAATAGACCACCTGAAAGACCATCACAATCAAATTCATCACAAGTCAATAGAAATGGTCTACAAACTAGAAATCCTGATAATGCTCTCAATAGTGCGAGAGATCATGTTGGTTGGTCATCAAATGGTGAATAGCGGGCTGTAAGCCCGCATATTCATTAGTCTTCCTCAGCCAGCCGTTCAAACAAGCTAATATCATCACTTTCCCAAGGCGGTCGAGCAGAAGCACCAGCACCGGCACTAGCTGCCTTAGGAAGAGTTTCTACAAGAGTACTCCGAGTCTTAGGCTCAGCTGAAGCGCGTGATGCAGGTCGTTCCTCACGTTCATCATCTTCATCATTTGAAGCACGACGAGGAGCAGCCTCATTCAACACGCGTTCAAGGCGCGCCTTCAATTCTTCATAAGTCTTGAATTGATCTGGTGCAACAAAAGCTTGAAGCTTATGCTGCGAAGCCCAGATAGATTCCAATTCGCTATCATTATCAGACAGAGGTTCAGAACGATCAAATTCTGACTTGTCATAATTACGATATCCCTCGACGTTGCGAATCTTCAGCTTGAAATTCGCACCAGCCCAGAAATCAAAGGGATTGACAGCCTTCTCATCTTCAAACTGAGGTGTCATCATCTCATTGATCTTGTCAAAAATCTTCTTACCAAACTTGAACAGCTTGACCTTACCCTCATTTTGAGGATTCGCAGGATCTTTGACAACATAGATGTTAGCAATATAAGAAAGGCGCCGCTTTTGCTTACGAGCGATTTCCTTATCCTTATCACTACCGCTATTCCACAGCTTAGAGTTTAGTTCGGCCACTGGATCTTTCTGACCAAGAGTCGTCAGAGAGTTTTCAATATACCAACCACCTGGGCCTTGAAACCCATGCGACCAAATACGAACCCAGGGAAGATCCTCACCCTTGGCAGCAGGAAGAAAACGAATCACCGCATAACCGTTACCAGCCTTGTCAACCTCGGGTTGCCAAAAACGATCATCGGATTCGCGCTGATTGGTGCCACCTGCTAGCTTACCGATCTCCTTAGTAAGGCGATCCAGATTATTGGTGGAAGAACGCTTCAATGAAGCGAAGTCATTAGTCATTTGTATATTCTCCGTATGTTTTGTATGTTTTGTGTGTCTTGTATTTCACTTCGATCATGACCACACATCTACTTATATCATGTCGAACGGCCTGTGTCAAGAAATAAACACTTGACGCATGGTTTTCTTCAAAATAGATGCATCGGCTTTAACAAAGGGTCCATATTTTCTCATCTTGCGAGACACATCAGGCCAGATGATCGTATCTTGAATACGTGCATCCCATGCTTGATGAAATCCCAAAACCCTATCAGCCAATATCAAACTCTCAAGCTTTACTTTATCACCAAGATGCAAGCGAAGCACCTCAGGATGCTCACCATTAGTCTGCCATGCTTTATTAACATCCTGACATGAATCAGATATGATTTGCATATCTTGTTTAAACATGTAAGAGATAGATTCCATATGCCGTTTCCAATCGACATAAGTTTTCTCGGCCTCTAGTGTAATCAGATCACCAACCCACTTGATGCCTTTACCTCTAGACATATTTGCGACATAAAAATTAGTCAGATCATCTTTGTATCTACGTTCCAGTTTGCGAAAATGAAATACGTCTTTTCTGATTTCAAATGCACTTTCGCTAATTGAACGCGTCTTACCCATATATTTGAAATAGTCATACCTATCTTGCGTGAAGTGTAGCTTCAACGCGACATATTCCTGGTAAGCTTTCATTCCTTCCATTTAAACAGGGCGTCTCCCGTTCCTCTTTCATTGAAAAAAGTTCCAATCAATTCAAATCGATCTGATAATATATTTGATATATCAGAAAAAGTACACGCACCTTCATATAAAGGTGTTTCACTTGCCTCACAGAAAATATATTTTGTTTTGGTTAATGTAACCTTCGCACCAGCCAATACTTTATGCTCACTACCTTGTGCATCAATCACAAGTAGATCGACGTTCATCTCCTCAAATAACCCATCAAGAGTGGCACATGGAACTATGATCTTATCGATGAAATTACATCTATGCATTTCATTATTTGGTGTGGCATAAATGCTTGATGACATACCTTGATTGTCTGCGATATGAAATTCAATTTCACCATCATAATCCATGCAGGCACATTCATATATTACAACTTTATTACCAGATCCCCATTTCTCAGCCAAACCTTCGGCGATACTAGGAATTGGCTCTACGAGAACTATTTTCTCAACACCTGATGCAATATAATGATCGACTTCAGCACCTGTAGATGCACCTACATGCACTACAGTTTGCGGCCTCACCATATCGACAATTTTCTCAACTTTGATTTTCATCAAAAAGGTAACCTTGGTTCGGTGGACCGTCTTTTTAAGAGATTTAATCCATTGGCTTCACTTGTAAGAATCTTTTTAATTCTCGGTGTGATTAGACGAGGAACCATTTCAATTTCAAGACCAGACGTATCACAAACATGCATTATAGCATCTAGGTATGACATACCTTTTTCTACTACAATTCTATCAAGTAATGATACAAATTTATCTGTTGTCATAATAACAAGTTCAGATTGCATTATCTGCATCCTTAAGCGCAGCAACAAACCCGCCTACGTCTTTGCGAACGATATCAATCGATTCCATATGCTGAGGCCAATAGATTTCAAGCGCCTGTGCATCTTGTTTGCAAACGAAACAATGCACTTCATTAGGAGGAACCGCGGTAAAATCACCAGGACCTAAAATTGTAACATCTGTTAGACCATATTGCTTTTCTGTATGAATTTCAATTATACCACTAATGACATAAAATCCATTCCAACGATGTCGATGACTATGAAGCGAGCACCGAAAGCCTGCCTTTGTATTGATGCGATGCACTTCTACATTAGGGCTGGTGAACAAATCTTCAGTATCACCCCAAATTTTACCTAGTTTCATAATCAAACTCCTTTCTTCACAACATAGTCTATCTCAAGTAGCTTCTCAAGTACAGGGCAAAAATTGGCTAAATGAAGCATATTAGGACCATCACATGGAGCATTATCAGGATCCTGATGAACTTCCATGAATATACCAGCTACACCAACGGCCACCGCGGCACGAGCAATCGCAGGTACCATTTCACGATCACCACCGGATGATGTACCATATCCACCTGGCGATTGCACTGCATGAGTACAATCCATTATGACAGGATAATTAGCAGGCGTATTAGCACGCATAATCTCTAAGCTTCTCATGTCAACCACAAGATTATTATAACCAAATGTCGTACCACGCTCAGTCTGCATTACCTTATTGCAATCAAATGATTCCAGCTTTGCGACAATATTAACCATCTCTTTCGGAGATAAAAACTGACCTTTCTTCACATTTACAGGCTTACCAGTCTCGGCCGCAGCTTTAAGAAGATCAGTCTGCCGACATAAAAATGCGGGAATCTGTAATATATCGGCTGCTACAGATCCACATTGCCATGCTTCATGAACATCGGTGAGAACTTCGACACCAAGAACCTCTCTAACTGCATTCATACCGTAATAGGCTTCATCAAATCCTACACCTCGATAAGATAGACTGCTAGTGCGATTAGCCTTATCGAAAGATGTCTTGTAGATAAAATTTACATCTAGTGAGACACATATCTCTTTTAGCGCACCTGCCATATCAAGCGCATGTTGCTTCGATTCAAATATGCAGGGCCCAGCTATTATACTAAGCCTTGCATCATTATGACACATATCATAAAAAACTGACATCTTATCTCCTATAGAATAGATGTGAACCTATACGTATTGCATTTCTGGTGTGGCCAGCAGATCCTGAGATTGCATGAAAGCGAGTTGCACCATCCGTGATATCAGGTTTGTTACCAGACATGACTTGAAATGCTAGATCATTTGCCATTTGCCATTGAGGATCATCATAGCGCGGGATTCTATTGCCTACTTTGCAATAATATTCGAATTGACAAGTGGTTCTAGTTCTTTGACGCGTAACTTCGCATACGGTCTTTGGGTAATCTGGGTCTGAAACCCTATTCATAATAACATTAGCCACTGCTAACATGCCAACATATCTTTCACCACGCGCTTCATAGTATATAGCGTGGGCCAGACAATGCATATCTGCTTGACTTATTGTGAAAATATCAAATTCTGGTGGTGCTACATCAAGCTCCAAATCATTAATTGAGAGCGATACATTTACGGTCGGTTCACCGTGATATTGTTGCACCACGACAGGTTGGGCTGGAGCTGCATCAGCCCCATGAATGATATCGATAGCAAAAGCGGTCAATACCGCACCAATCAGCGCGCCCAAGGCGACGCTTAATATCCTTTCCGACAAGGGAGTTATCCTTCTGTTGTTGATCCTGGCATCATGTAATCATGAGAGTCAGGTGGGGAGCTTCTGTTGCCCGGTGCTCCCCAAACCGCGCTTACCTATTAGGCAGCGAGTGCGACGGCAAAGCCGTTGTCATTGGCACTTATCAATAGCGATTAGGTCGCTAGCCGTCATCTCCGGTCAACCTTTACCATGCACGTCGATTCTGTTTCAGCCCCATAAAAATGGTGGAGCTGCGCGGCACTGCCCCGCGGTCCGTGACATCTATTCTGTTGCCATCAACGATGACAATACTACTTATACAGGGTTATGTTTATAAAGTCAACGGCTATTTTCGTAATAGTCGGCTATCACACCATATAGCTGGTCGACATATTTGGCACGAAACCTACAAAACATCTGAGGCTTAGGTTCACCATCAACACCAATCAATATCACAATACCTGGTATGATGGTGCTAGTCAATTCCTCAAACATGATCGAATAAGCTGTGGCCTGAAGAAGGTAATTGTCTATATGTTCTTCGCTTTTTAGCCGTTTTGATGTTTTGAAGTCAATAATACAATTTACACCAGCCCATTTACCAACCAAATCACATCTGCCAGCCACACCTAGTTTATGAGAATACAAAGGAGCTTCTATAGCATAGACGGTCTGTAGATACTTATCTACGTATGGATGCATGGTAGCAAACATCTCACGATCAACCAAACCACCAGTGATAGGTTCACCAGTAATCCAGTCTTCCATCATCTTATGAATGGAGGTTCCGCGGCGAGATGCTTGTGCTGATACCTTATTTGCTTCTTGTTCGCCGACTCGTGCGCGCCATTCAGCTATAAGCTTTTTCTTTTCAGGTCTAGCACCCAAGACAGTGGTGATAGAAGGATAGGCGCGGCCGCCAGGTACATTATACATGCGGCCGCGCTCTGTTTGTGTAGCAGTTAGCTCTGGTAAATTTACCAGTTCATTATGAAATCTCACACAATTCCTTCTTCCAACTTCGCCTCAATATATTCTTTCACCAAAGCAGACCTAACAATATCATCTTTAGTAAATTCCACGCGCGCGAAGCTACGCATATGATTTATGACCGACATAAAGCGGTGCAGTCCTTCCCGCTCGTCGTTTCGCCAGAGGTCACTCTGACGAAAATCACCACAAAAGATTACCCTACAACCGGTTCCCATTCGTGTAATGACCGAATCCAGCTCATGAAAGGTCATATTCTGACATTCATCGACAATTACTATATTATCTCGGAATGTAAGGCCACGCAAGAATGATGTAGTAGCGAATTGTACCGTACCATCGCGCTTTAGTGTCTCATAAGCGGTGCTACGACCAAACATTTCATTACAAATAGCAGCATACGGCTCCTCATAAACAGCCGATTTCTCTTTTTGTGAGCCGGGTAAGAAGCCGATATCGCGTGTAGGGACTACAGAACGGATTATGACTACTGGTTTTGGTGCTTCTCCACTCAAAACCGATCTAAGTGCAAGATAAAGTGAGATATAAGTCTTACCAGTACCGGCCACACCATGAAGAATTAGGTTTTTATCATCATCAAAGGCTGAAAAAGTTCGAGCCTGGCCTGCGGTAAGTGGATTAATTCGTGGGAGTTGCATGGAAAAATTACAATTTTGGGGTTTGCTTGCGATTTTTTCTTGTCGGGCCTGCCGTTTTAGGCGTTTCTTTTGTGTTCGAGTCAGGAAATCAGGTAAAAATTCATTTTCGATAGCGGCAGTTTGTGCAAAACCCATGTGCTACTCCCACGGTTAGGGTTAACATAGCGAAAAATGGATCACCACGTGTTCATGGTTGACCCTCGATTGTGCTTTTTGATGGTTTTCAGAAGGTCACGGAAGCCTTCTGATGGTTTATTATGCTTAGAATCGACCCCAGATACAATTTTAGGGAAACCGATTACTAGCCTCTTGTGAGGATTGTCTTTGAGATGCTGTTCCATCTCAGCGATGGTCATCATCTCTGTGACTACCGTGCCTGTCGTAGTATCTTCGATGTTATAAGTTGGCATCTAGGTCCTCTTTGTTAGGGATATTTATCTGGTTAGGCCACCAATGCGGCGTAGTACGATTAGTCCACTTAGCAAAACGTGCTTTGTGTTCAATATAATATTGACGATAACCTTCGACTGGATTTGGTCGCTTGCAATCATCAGGCATCGCTTGTGGAAACTCTGTCATATTCAGACCATATTGAATATTGTGCGGTACATTTGATAGAGCCTTCAATAGCTTACCTTCAGTCGCGTGCTTTTTACCGTAGCGGTGTGTATATTCTTCACACAAACTTTCCAGAAGATCATAACCCCATAGGTAATTGTCGCGACATACACGTGACCAAATAGCACATGGATGATTGATATGTGTGGCTCGATATAGAACCTTATCCATATCAGGATTTGGATGTGCCCAATGTTTTACCTTGCGAACCTTACCATTGGTAATACGTTCTTCTATGACCATGGTACCGTCAAGCACGCGATGGGCCGTGCATAGCATCTGAGCCTCTTCAAGGATCATCTTGACAACATGCTTGTCGCAATGCATCAGAGCCGCGATACCAGGATCTTCGGATAGAATGAATCTGTTCATAGCAATATTATATCACAAATCAAATTGAGCCAACAGCTTTAAGTACTTCTTTGCGAAGGCTATCTATGTCCTTGTCATTGATGATAACCCGATTTGGTGAAATTGCAATCCAAGCTCGCTCAGTAATATGAACGCCTGGCACCTCAAGACCAAGAGCTGCATCACGATACCAGGTTGGTAAAGGTGGACGGCGCACATGCCAAATCTCACCGCCAAGGCGTCGGATAGCTTCGATCTCATTTGGAAATCGCACATCGCTAATCACGACATGACCACCGCTTTCATGATAAAATCTTTCCATGCGCGCGACCCAAATCTCATCATGTAAATGATGGCGCATGACCTCTGTACCGATGTGTTGCAATGCCCAGCGCGGGGTCACTTCGCGACCAAGACGTTTTGACCACCAGTCATCACGTTGCTCTCGCCACTTACGGGATTCTTCGGTCGAGCCTTCGACCATATCACGAGGCCAACCAAATAGCTGAGCCGTCATATCCTTGAGAGGTTTGGCCATGCTATATTGCTGCCAGCCGATACCCACTAGAGTGCCTGCAATGGTGTCTTTACCAGAACCAATAAGGCCGCATACACCAATTAATTTTACCATAACCGTCTCCTATAAATAATATATCGAATCCATTATAAAGGGTTATCGCATAAATGTCAACCACCGGAGCGACGGCTTTTTTATTACATAAGATCGCCTCTGGTGTTGGCGGTATGCTTGGAGGGCTCGCGATGTTTGCCTTCTGGAAGCCACTAAACATGCTAGATGCATGTATTCGATCTGGTATATCGACAGGATCCGCAGTCATATTCGCAATGCCAGTATTAGAAATGTTGGAATTTCGAGTTGATATGGATCTTGCATTATTAGCTGGTGCAATTATTGGATTTTTCGCATGGTCTATATTATCAATGGTAGCCAGAATGTTAAAACGATTTGATCGAGAAGAAAAAGATATATTAGAGGCTGTTAAAGACCTACGTGAGCAAATTAGTAATTCTAAAAAATAAAGAGGATGATTAAATGATTTTAAAACCACATGAAGCTAAGACCATGTTTCCGTCTTATGCTGGTGATCCAATGATGATGCAAACTGATACACCATTTGAAATATATTGGACACCAGATACGTTTTGCAATTATAAATGTTCATATTGCTGGCCGGGTGCAAATTCTCCAGATCGTCATCATTTACCTGAAGATATTATGAAACAAGGTATGAATGATCTTATAATAAAGATTAAAGATCTTGGAATAAAAAATATAAATTTAGCTTGGGCTGGTGGTGAACCGACATTGGTTCCTTGGTTTACCGAAATGAACAAAATATTTGCTGATGATAAAGAAATAAAGAAAAGTTGGATCGGAATTTCAACTAATTTAACTCACGGTAAAAGATGGTGGTCAAAATGGCTTGATGCTATTGAAAATGTGCAATCAGCATCAATTAGTGCAAGCTGGCATAGGGAAAGTGTAGGTGATATAGAGGATGCGCGCCAAAGATTTGTTGATGTACACAAACTCATAATGTCGCGCGGCGATGGATGGGGTCGCTGGTTGGGTATTACAATGGTTATGCCACCAGAGCAATTTGATGACATATATGAGGATGCATTATTTTTTAGAGATCATAATATAAATGTATTACTTCGAGTAGCCCGCAAACATATTGGTGGGAAAATGTTACAAATGCCTGGATATACAGATGAAATGATTGAAAAAATTGTAAATTGGAATCCCAATAAAGCAAAGCCCTCAATACAAGAAGGTAAAATAGGGTTTATTCACAAAGATAAATCTGGTATAGAAAAATATGCTGATGTTGAACACCCAATCGCATTAGGTAAAACTGATTATCTAAACTGGAAATGTTTTGCTGGTGTTACTTCCGTAGTAATTTACCCTAACGGTGATATTAAAAGAGGTCATGGATGTCGCGATAAAATCTTGGGTAATATAAAAGACAGCAGTTATCAACTTCATAGCTTTCCAGAGCCATGCATAACTGCCAGATGTGGATGTTCTGCTGATATGCGTCAGCTTAAGGTATTATGAGATTTTAATTGGTCAATAAGTTTTTCTACCGCATCTGCTATGATGCGGTAGTTTTCTTTATCTCTTGCAAATGTTGTGGATGGTATAAGCGACCTCACCCACTCGGGTGTTACTTCTATGTCCATAGGCATCCGTAATATTTTGCAAACAGTCGGCGACCATTCGCCATCCTGGCTCTATGCTTATCTAGCCCTTCACGATCAACCGTAAATGTGTCATTCGGGCCCATGACAAGTTTTTTATTTGTGGATCCTTCAATCGGTTCCCAAATATAATCAGTCTCACCTGAATAATATTGTTGATCCCAATCATCAGTAGCATGTTGCTCAAAGGCCCAGATCATCTCATCAAGAACCCATTCCCACGGGCGATGATCTGGATTTTCTGGATCATGTGGATCTCCGCCAAGAATCTCGGCTGGATAATCTTCTTGATCAATAAATGAATGACCTGCCTTAGCCTCTTTTAGTTTCTTCAGCACCGGAACAATTATCAAAGCCAAAGTTGAATCGGCCGACCACACATCATGATCGGATACCTGAATTTTCACCTTACGCTGTTTATCCGATTTCTTTGGATACTTACCAATCTTGACTTTCATTTACCGCTTCCGATGATGGTTATGATAATTGCTATAGTGGTCAATGCGCTGCCTATGATATAGCCTAGGAATAGACCTGATACGGCCCATCCTATGGCTAGATCATACCATTCATTCACTTTGTTCGGTCTCAGGCTTACTCTGAACAGCTCGAATATATGACAACTTGCGCTCCTGAGGAATATCTCTCAGGTAATCATTGATTTCATCGAATTGGTTCAGGTATTCAGCCTGATCCACAGGATGCGCGCTCAAAACAGTCTGTCCGATCCATTGCTGGCCCATTTCTTCCAATTCATCATGGAACTCGACCGTATCAATAGCAGCCTGTTTGCTTTCAGCCTCGATGGCATATACCATGCGATGGGAACTGATACACTCGACCAGATAAATTTTCTTTTCACTCATTTCCATTTTCTCCAATCAGACCAAACATAATAACCCACCACACCAGTCACCAAAATGCACAGCAATGCATTTAGTGTATTGCCTGCCATGATGTTGACTATCAAGGCCATTAGGTTTAAGATTAGGACCAAGACACTGAATATTTGCATGTTCATCATCCTTATTTTGAATCCCCAAATCCTGCACCACGCAGGAAATGCTCAAAAGCCTCAAGTAGGGCCGCGCGGGTCAATGCTTCGCCCTTAGTCTGCTGCACCTGATGGCGGACGTTATGCATCATCGTGACGCCGTCCGCCGTAACATAATAAGGTACATATGCCTCAAAGGTAAAGCAGGCGCCTTCTTTGGATAGATCGGTCATGTTATTCTCCCATATCGCTTAGGTCGCGGAATCCTTTAAAAACAGGAAACCGCGGCTTGTCCTTAACCCCAATAGAGAAATACTTATATGTCACAACCTTGCCGAGCATATCTTGTCGGCCGTCCCATAGCATCTGTCGTGTAGTCTGATCAAAGCCTGATCCGATACCGAACTCGACACCATCAAATTCACCATTGATACCACGAACGCAGAGTGTGCCCATGGTACCTTTAGCCACTAGATTAGCCTGATGGCTTGACCGCTTGCCTAGACCTAACTCGTTGGTAGTAAGCGGATTATCATTTCGCATTTCCTCCAGCAGGTCGACAATCACAGCCTCGCCATCAGAAAACCGCTTGACCTTGAGAAGGTAAGCTTCTTTAGGCGTGGATCGACCTTGCTTATAAGGAGACTGCGGATGGCGCAACATAACACCCTCATAACCTTCATCTAAGGCTTTGGTCTCATAGGTTGCGAGTTCAGCCTCATTGAATACAAGGAAATTAGGTACGATGCGAACATGATCGGGCATATCTTCCTGGCGCAGCATATCAAACCGATGCGTGTAGTCTCCTGATGCGACTCGGTCAAATACCCAGAAAGTGAAATCAGGTTCGCCATCCTCGCTGTTGACTGCTGATGTGGTCACATTAAATACGTCAGCAGCATTTGGAGGACCAACAATCAATTCGCCATCAAAGCCTTCAAGGGTCTCGGCGTTATCCTTAAACCATGCTTGAATAAAGCGGTTGCGGATGGGCTTCATAGACCTAGCCCAAGCCACACCGTCAAAAGCCAGACAGCGAATACCGTCAAGCTTGGGGCTGGCCAACATGGGCCAGCGCACCGTAGCCTTGTCATATTGACAGGCTAGCATGGGTCGGAAAGTGGCCATTAGGCCACCTTCTG